GGTTTACACTTAGATTTTTTGTAAACCAAAGATGGTTTACAAAATTAAAAGATGGTTTACAAAAAATGCCCTTTAATTTATACGTTTTAACTCTATAATTTTGCTTTTTTCAAAGCCTTTTTGAGTACCAAAATTTCCGTATCTAGCAGTAGAATTTATCTTTCGCCACCCCGATAATCCGGTCAATATTGATGATATTCTATTGGACTCTCTTTTAGTGCAATATTTCATATCAGTGCCAAAACACACCTGCCAAATCTCTTTAACACACACCCTGTCCCTATCAATTAAAGGGCTTTCTGTCTTTAGATTTCCTTGCACGTATGCCCTCTGCTGGCCGATATTAAGACTGTACCAATCCCTGGGTATCTTCATAGCTAGAAACTCTTCTATCTCTGTCTGCCAAGGGTCAATCTCTCTAAAGTCTTCCTGGAACTTCTTGGATATAGCTTCACTCTCGCCCTCTAGATATAGAGGCTCACCTAATATATGGTAAATATAAGCTTCTGCCCATATCTGATCTATTTCCTCGTCTAGGTCCTTAAATATGTTCTTAGTAGTAGGCTCTACGCCAACCTTAATTGGCCAAAAACGCCTATTACCCGTGGCATCTTTTAAGAATTCACTTGCGTTAGTTGATCCAAAAAATACACATCTTCTAGGTCTTTTAAATGTATGTCTTCCATAAGCAGCCCTGTAGATATCATGCGTTTTGGATAAAAACTGCTTGATGGCTTCTGTCTCCGATTTATTCATGGCTGATAGCTCGCCCACTTCATTAATCAGAGTCCCCTGGATAAGTTCCGCTGCCTCTTTACCTTCAAAATTATATAAGCTATCACTAAACCAATTCATACCTAACTTACTCAAAAAGGTAGACTTACCTATCCCCTGCTTACCAGTAAAAATTACCATATAGTCATACTTAACCCCACTATCACTAAACGCCCTAGCGACGGCAGCAGCCAATGACTTTTTCATGATATCCGCTGCATATATGGACTGTTCAGCACCTAAGTAGTCATGTAGTAGTGTAGGTATCCTTGGTACACCATCCCACTTAAAGGACTCTATAAGCTCTTTTACTTCATTTCTTTTGCTGTTATCACTTACTACCTTAACTGCTGTTTCTATCTTATCCTTGCCTGTTATCTGGTACTCCTTTTCTAACCTTAAAGCCAGCTGGGCGTCATCTGAGTCCTTCCACTCTCTAGACCCATCACCACTATCCCAGGGTAGTGGACAAGTAACCATTAGCCTACCGGCAAAGTCATCTAGCCATATCTTACCTTTATAATTTCCATCATTAGATAATATTAGTACTATATTGGCTATTGACTTTTCATTCTTTCCAGTATTTGGATTTTTTTCTAGCTTCTCTACCCAACTACTGTCTTCAACATCTTCCACTTGATCTATACCGCTAGCTGTGTCTTGACCTTGACCCACTCTATTTTGACCTAGGTCACTAAAATAATCCTGGGCCTCTTCCTGTCGTTCTTCATCAAGCTTAGACATAACTGCCTTATCTACCCTAACAAGCTCTTTCATGGCTACATAAGACGGCATTTTGGATACTGGCGTTCCCTCAGTCGCTTCTTCGTCAAGATGTGAGAACTTATGCAGCCTTATAAGGTCCCAGGCATTAACTAGCTGACCACTACATGGGTCTGTAGCATGGTGAGAATACAAGAACATTCCATCTTGGTATATAACTGCACCACCTGATGTTGACCCACCGGCATATGTGTACCTGTCATCTTTTCCTGTATCTTCATAAGCACCTGGGATAAATTTATCCATGGCTGAAAATATATCATAGGTCCTACAAAACGCCCCCACAAGCCCTTTTTTAGTAGTAGGATCCTGTTGCTTATCTACTAAGTGCCTTTGCTTAATATCAACCCCAGGAACCTGTGGCCAACAAGTGATATCCTTCCAGTCTGCATACTGACTAAGAATACCGTCTGCGTTTAAAAATGGTTTGTCCTCATACTTATACACGTATTCGCTATCAGATGAACAACTCGGCCAATACATAAGCCTAGATGCCTGAAATGTTGTCGGGTCTGCCATCTCTATTCCTATCATGGCTGCCACTTTTCTTGCTATAGGCTCATACTCATCTACGGTAATCGTCCTATCTGTAGGAATGATTATCCTAAGCCTTGGCTTATAGCTAGCATGCTTTCTAGTTGAATATATGACGTAGTTACACCCTAATATCTGGACCCTTTTGATAACATCATCTGTCATCCCACTTGCGATATTATCAAAGTCCAGGGTAATTAGATCCCTGGACTCGATATTATGTGAAAGTCTTTGGTTGCCTTTTAGTACACCACCAACAAACCCACCAACATCTTTTAAAGCGTCCTGCTGGGATTTTTTCATCTTCATATAATCGGCTAGACTCTCAAGTGATCTAGTAGGGGTCTTTAGTTTGTCGACAAGGTCAGAATAGTTCATTGTCTGTCTCTGCCAGTTTTTTGAGTACCTATTTGACCCAACCGACAAGGTTATTTTTCTATCATTTATAAACAAGGTTACCCCCCCCCTTCAGATTTTAGCGCATTATAGGTAAAACTAATCCCGCAAGGGCATAGTCACCACTAGTGTTCTTTTCAAATACACCTACTGGGTGTATTCTGTCAACCTCATTCACGATACGTAATTCTGCATCTTTATCAAAATTCTTTAATAGATCCTTGTTAATCATAACGGGTCTTTCTTTTTCATCATCAGGATTAACCTTTAATAGCGCCACTAAATATTCTTTTGCATCAACAGTTCGCATATCATAGCCTACTATAGTAGCCTTTTGGGAATTAACCACCACATTATTTGGAAGTATTGAACCGGTTTCTGATACCCCCTCTGATAGTCTTTTACTATTTAAATCAAACGGAAAAGAATCCTTAGGTACGCAGTATACCACTGTGTATGGGGCACAAATCACCTCTAAGTAATCCCTTTTTGGGTATATTTTCACCTTCAACGGCTTATCGCTTAAAATATCTTTTAGTACTTCTGTATATATTTTCAATAACTTCATATCCTGCTCCTTAAACTTTATCATTGGGTGCAAATACTAGAGGTTTGCACACCAACCTATTTGAATTTTTATCAAATATTACTACTAAATTTCTATGTCTCGGAAATGTTTCAACGCAACCACTATTGGCCCTAAAATATAGGTTGTAGTCATCCATATACTCGAATGATAAATCAAGTTCACTGCTGTGACCCTCTGCTAACTTCACATTATATCTGTTACCAGTAATTAATTCAGAGAAGTCTTTTAGCTGGGCATTTCTCTTTCGTCTCTCTGTTAAATCATCCTTGAGAATTCTGGCCATATCGTATTTTGATATGACCTTGTTGGGTTTAGTCTCTGTGCTTCTGGCCGGTCCAATTTCTTTTAAGCCTTTATCCACCCCGCCTAATTCATCTATAAGTTTTAGTCTTTTCACCTTTACTGCACTAAATGACCTTACCTGGCCAAACTGTTCAACGTATTTCTTATATACGATTCTGGGTGGATGTTCAATATTATCTGCTATGAGACTTATTTCATCATCCATCCAGGGATATTTATGTAATGACATCATCCCACCTACTTTCTTTTATACATATCATTTATTTCTATTTGCTGGTAAACATCTTTTGATACGCTATACCTAAGATAGTCTCCGTGATTATCTTCAACCACTATGTAATATGCTTCATCAAATCTCTCACCATTTTCTATCTTTTCTGGAACGTGTTCCTTTTCAATGACTTTACCGACATACAGCCTATCTTGTTCTTTCTGGATAATTCTACCTGTGTGAGCTCCAGCTAAGAATATGCTGCATAAAACAACTATGACTATTGCAGCATAATATATCTTCTTGGGCAACTTCCTATAATCTAAATAACTCATATCGCTTACTCCTCTACTCCAAACCAATATTTCTTTAGTCTGTCTTCCCCGATTTCATCAATTACTTTCTGTGTTATTTCTTTTGATCCAAAATAAGGTATTCCAAAATTTGCAGCACTATAACGGAAAATATTTAGTGTGTTATCATTATGGGAATATACTATAGCGTAATCATATTCACCATATTTAAAAGGTCTGCCGTGCTTCATCATAATAGCCTCTATCTTACGCCTTTCTCTCATGAATTCTACTTCCTCTATAGTCAAGAATGCGTTACCCATATACCTGAATAATCTATCAATGCTACTGCTAAAATCAGTTAGTACTATACTCCCGTTGCTATACAGACGGTAATATTCTTCTCCATCTTTTGTTTTTAAGTCCCATATCGTCTTAAGCTTCTGTTCTGCCTCTACCTTTTCAATTACTAAAGCTTTTATATCTTCCCAGTTGTCATCTATTATTTTTCTTATATCATTATTCATTTTTACACCTCTCTATCTTTGTTTAAATAAAACTGTTAAGGATACTAACATCCAAGCTAAATACCATCCTAAAACAATGTAATCAACACGTCTCATATCACTCACCCGCACTTTCCAAAGTCTCAATGGCAAAATCAAGATTCTTCCCGGCCTTCTTTAAATCTTCAAGACCATTTTTCTTTTCCCATCTAAAGATGTATTTCATAGCATTGCCACAAGCCCAGTGTACATACCCTTTAGCGCCTAAGACTGATTTTAGAACGTCCTTAGACTCTATAAC